AATAGCCCTTCCTCTCCTTCCTTCCTCTTATGCACATAGAAATACTTGAAAAAAGATGCGCTGAAGCCTTGCTTGGGTACTCTCAAACAATGGCAGATGCTTATACAACCGAACCAGAGGATTCCATTGCGGCTGTAACAGCTTTGCTTGCCAGAACGCTAGAACTCCATCTAAACCGCCCAATTAACCTGGAGAACCTATGACCCAAGAAGCCATCATCAAATGTCTGCAAAATGGATCGCTAACATCCTATGAAATGGAGAACCTGACGGGCATCCAAAGTACTTCCCTTGTGGCTGCTTGCAAGAAACTGATTCGTAAGAAGCAAGCTACTGCTGAAAAGATCAAGATGGGGCGTTGTTGGATAATGAGATACACCCTTGCTGAACACATGATTGATGATGAAAAACCCGCTAATAATGCGCCTCGTGACTTTCTGACCCCCTTTGACATTCGTAATGCCCAAGGCATCTTTACCAAGGCTGAGTATGCTGTGATGAACTCTCAGGCTAGAAGATTGCTTGGCAGACAGCCATCAAATGAAATTACCAACAATCAATATATTTAAGTTTACAAAGTAGAATTAGTTTGATATTATGGAATCCAGCTAGGTGCGAAGTCATGAGCGCATCGAAAAGAGTTATCCCTTCTCCTGCTGGCAATTCCTTTAAGGGTGTTTAAAAAGCGGTACACATCATGGCTAATCCTTGGTTTAGGCTCTATTCAGAGTTCGCACACGACCCCAAAATCCAAATGCTTTCAGAGGCTATGCAAAGACGTTATGTCATGCTTATGTGCCTCCGATGTAGTGAAGTTCTTGAAACGTTACATGAAACAGAAATAGCGTTTCAACTAAGGTTATCCACAGGCGAATTGGATGAAACTAAAGACTTGTTTATCAGCAAGAATTTCATTGATAAACATTGGAATCTGCTTAATTGGGATAAACGTCAATTTGTCTCAGACTCAAGCACCATGCGGGTTGCGAAGCATCGTAATAAAAAGAAACAGGTAAGTAACATTGGTGAAACGTTACAGGAACGCCCAAGTAACGCTATAGATACAGATACAGATACAGAACAGATACAGAAAAGAACAACTATCGTTGCACCGCCTGAAGGCGTTTCTGATTCTGTTTGGCAGGAATTCAAATCTTTGAGGAAAGCCAAGAAAGCCCCGATAACCCAAAGAGCCATAGACAAGATTTCAGAGGAAGCTAACTTAGCGGGTTGGACACTTGAGAAAGCCTTAGAGGAATGTATCGTGCGTGGATGGCAAGCATTCAAAGCAGAGTGGGTTGCGAAAAAAGGAAACCCTGCCGACAACATAAGGCTCACAGTTCCAGCATCAAATGAGCCTGACCCTGCGCTTGAAAAGATCAAGGCTGATGCAAAAACAACACGCCCACCCACGCCCGAAGAGAGGGCAATTCTTAATTCTTTCAGGAGAAAAGCATGAACTTTTTAGATTCTTACCCAACAGAGTTTTATATTTCCGATGTTGGGTATTTGGTTTTCAGGCAAGATTGTTTTGAATGTGGACATCAAACTCAGTTTTTGATTACCCCTGAACAAACAAAAATACTTTTAAATTTATTGCCTGACATGATTAAGCAGCAAACAGAAAGATGGACAGGAATTCAATCTCCTGCTGAAGAATGAACTACTTTGAAGCCATGAGACTGCTAGACAGAGTTAAGGAAGGCGTACCATATCCCGTACGTTTAATAAATTTAGCCTTGGAGTTAACTGGTGACTTGGAGCAGACGTAACATTCAAGGCCCAAGCGATAGAGTAATCCTTGAGCAAGCCGAGGCTAGAGAGCTTTATCGGAATTGGGAAGGAAGTAAAAATCGTGATCTCATTCGTGCCAGATTGGAGAGAGCCGAAAGAATCTATGGCACTGGTGCAAGAGATCGCATAAGGGAATATATGAACCGAATCAAAGATGGGACACTTCTATGAGATATGCCGCTAGAGTTGATGCTAACCAAGAGCAAATTGTGTCCGCACTAAGGGCTGCTGGTGCTTACGTTTGGATTATTGGTTTGCCAGTTGACCTATTGGTGGGATATAAAAACCATACTTTTTTGGTAGAGATCAAGACAAACTCTAAAAAGAAGTTCACCAAGTTACAAACAGACTTTTTCGAGAATTGGTCAGGCGGTACTTTGTGCAGAATTGACAACCCCGAAGCCGCTTTGCGAATGATTCAGACATTAGGGTAAATACCTATGGTATTACGCAAACAATTTGATAATATTTAATTTTTAACAGGAGTGAATTATGAACACATGGGAATTTGATACAACAATCGGTGCGGGTAGCGAAGTCGTAACAGTCGTTTACGAGTATGAGCAAGACCTAGATTCCACCTTTAACGAGTCTATTCGTGAGGTTTGGTTTGAGGGTCGAAACTGTATCGGTTTGCTGAGTGACGAATCTTTCAAAGAGTTGGAGTGTGAAGCAGCAATGCGGTTTCAGCATCACAAACTCAACTTCAAGATGGAGGATGTATGACCATAGAAGGCATTATCCGCATGGCAAAACAGGCAGGGTTTGCTGATGAAGAAATTGATACTTGTCAACAGATATTGATTCACTTTGCCAAACTGGTAGCAGAGCATGAACGCAATGAAATAATCGAAATTTTGGATGCTTCAACTGGCTATGTTCACATGGATGCAATCAGGGAAAGAACATGAGCGATAACCCACACAAGGCGGTGCAATTCCTGATTGACACTGCACCCCTTTACAGTAAGGCCAAGGCCACTAGGATGTTTCTAGAGGAATTCAGAAAAAGCCGCAAAGCCCAGCTCATGTCACAAGCGGGAACTGAAGTGCTTGGAAAGCAGGAAACCTACGCCTATGCTCATGCTGATTACATCGAAATACTCGAAGGAATTAGGGAAGCAGTGGAACTAGAAGAGCGTTATCGTTGGCTAATGACAGCAGCACAAACCCGCATTGAGGTATTTAGAACCGAGCAATATAGTGCTAGGCATGAAATAAAAAACACTCAATGAACAACAAACTAAGCGCAAAGCATAGACTACACATTGGAAAAGTTAAACTATTGCCATGCTCAGTGTGCGATCAACATGGGCCAAGTGACGCACATCACATAGAGCAAAAACTGCAATACTGCGTGATAGCTTTGTGCAGGGATTGCCACAATAGTTGGCATGGCACAAAGGCCATTTGGAGAGTGCGAAAAATGGATGAACTGGCAGCCCTTGACGTTACCATTCGCAGATTGACGCAGGAAATGCCCCTAGAAGGCCATTCTGAGCCGTTTTAAGCCGTTTTTTGGGGCTTGTCTATACCAAGTATGCTTGACGTAAAAAAAGAGCCTGAAGCCCTTTAAATTTAAGACGTAAAAAAACCCGCTTTTTAGGGCGGGTTATGGGTTTAGCGTTTCCCGCTAATAATTCGTAAGAGTAAGGCCAAACAAGCGTAGATCAACTTGATTGCAAAACTGGCTCATATTTCCAGTCTGCCCCATCGTGTTCATCTAAAAAAACCCACTCTATCAATTCTTCACTTTCATAATCTGGGTTTTCTTCAATAATCTTATTTTGTGCTTCTTCTAATGTTTCAGCTTCAATAAAGTATTCATATGACACGTTTTTAAATATTTGAAAAGTTTTCATGCTTCACCCCATAATTTAATTGCAGCTTGTTTGCACTGGTTTACTTGTTTTTTGGTCAACCCGTGGGCTATTTGTTCCGCTAATTCAGCAGCTTGTTGCGCTTTTTGGTCATTGGGTGCTGTTAAGGCCAAAACTAGGCATTGTGTGAGTGCTTCAATTTGTGACATTTGATAAACCTTTAAAAAAATCTTGTGAAAATACAATGTCCCCATCAAATTCAGAGGGTATTAAATAACTATCGTGTCCCTCAGACAGCATATATTCATCAACGTCAACGGGACTCATAATTGCTTTTTCCTCAATGCTGTTAACAATGACCATTGGGTTATTGTCCCGCCCAATTTCAAAAGCCCCGTGGGTCATATTTCCAAACCATATTTCAACGTGTTTCATGCTGCCACCTTTAAATTTTCTTCAATTACAGCCATTGCAGTGCAAACTTCATCCCAAATTGCATCTTGCATTTCATCACCTTCAGACACGCTATCTTCTCTGTATGCGTGTAGAGCATCCCAAATAATTTCAAGTTGTTGTTTTATATCGTGCATTTTTACGCCTCTTTGTTTAAAATTTCTAAAATTGCCTTGATCTGCTCGGGTGAAACAGTTATCCAGCGGGTTTGCCCTGATTCGTTTCTAAGCTGCAAAGTGGCTTGAATGTCGCCTAAATGTGAAAATTCCTTGTCGTAATAGGTCATTCTGTCACCTCTACATCAAAAGGAATTGAGTTATCAATAAAACCTTGGCGGCTATCGTATGGAAGCGCAAAAATAGTAACAAATTGACGATTGACAGCCGCTTGAACCTCTAAGGGCAGTTTTGGCAATTCGATCTCTGAGCCATCCCTTGCATCTGTGACAATTACCTTGTCTCCATCGGGTAACGTGACATATTGAACTGCCGCTATTGAGCCGTGAGTGATTGTGTATTTAGACATAATTAAACCTTTGAATCACAAAAAACGAATGTGTAGCCCTTGCCATCACTTGAACCACCATGGCACATTTCGTCAATATTCCATGTGAGCTTATGTTTAGCAACCAAAGCCTTTACAGCTTCAAAATGCACCAAATGGCCTGAGAATTCGTGAGGGTAGGAAATGGTCACGCTCAATTTGCTGTCAGACGTGGCTTTGATTCGTGAGCCTTTGACGTTTGAAGCGGGTATATATTTTGTGTGAATAGCTTGCATTTTGTTGACCTTAAAAAATATTGAACCCTAGGGAAATACCTAGGCCAATAACCCCCAATTAGAGGGTTATCAGTCTAAGCATTAGGCGGCTAATCGTCTGTCTATTTCAACAATGGCACGATCTAGGCCGTTTTGACCTGAAAACCCGATAACAGCGCATCGTGTGGAATGGGTCAGGCCGTTTTTGTAAATCTCAAAACCCTTAGACCCTAGGTTTAAGACCCAAAATTGGCCTTTTTCGTATGCAATATCTGATTCTTTATACATAGTGAGCCTTTTAACTGTTTTGTAAACCATTAACAACAAAGTATTCGACATCATAGGCCGAGGGTAAATGGCCTGAAATTGGCAAATTGTCAGACCCGTAAACCATCCAGCCTTTCAGAGTGTTTTTAAGGGTAAATTGTTTGCCACTGGGTGCAAGAATGACGCAACCATCTGCTACATGGCCACGCATAGAGTGAAAATTGTTTGAAGTTGTTTGCATTGTGAACGCCTGTAAGTTAAAAATTAGAATTCTAGGGGTGCAAAACCCCTAGTAAATCAGTGAAAACCCTAGTTATTTGACCAAAACGTCAAAATAATCAAGTAAACCTATGCAAAGCACAAGGGCTATTGCAAGGGCCGCCGCATAATCTAAAAATTGATCTTGCATTTTTAAGCCTTTTCCAGTTTTTCAATTTGAGTGCGAGTGTCATCTATTGCCATGCGAATTTGATCTAATCGATCCCAGTCACCCTCTGAAAAACAGAGCTTATCTTCTACTAACAAAAACATTAAATGCTCTCTGAGCTTGTATAAAGTGGTCATTTTTAAGCCTATTAAGTAACCCGTTCTGATTGAACGTATAAGAATTTTATGGCCTAAAAAGAAAAAAAGAATAGGGACAAACCCTAATAAAGTACAATTTAATTAAATTATTTTATGGGCAGATCATGGGTAGACCTTCAAACCCTGCAACAAAGTATTTCCAGCGAACACTGACAAACCCCCAAAGAATGATTCTATTGGCTGCTGGTAAGGGTAATTTGTGCAGGGGTTTTGAGAACGTATTAGACCTATACAGTGAAGCGCACAACAAGGGGTTTAGACCTGGTGACGATCTGAGTATTTTAAATATAGGTCACGCAACAACTAACAGCCCCAATTCAAGTGAACCAGTAAGGGAAGACATAAGGGAATGACTAAGGAAAGAGTAAACGAGAATAGTTCGCATTTAGATCAAGTAACCCTAAAAAGGTGCACCCTCTATTCGCACCCTTCTAATTGCAAATAAGAATCATTCGCATTTGGGTGGCCTGTATAGAAGCACAGTACTGTAGGAATAACCATGAGGGTAAACCCTGATAGGGTAAACGAGTAGGTAGAAACCCTAGGTGTATGGGGGGGGAGGGGGTAGCGTCTGTGTGTAGATATTTGTGGTACACCCCACCCTCAGAAAAAGCTAAAATGAACTAATCCATTCCAAGGAGGACAAAATGGAAAAAAGAGGAAGAGGAAGACCCAAGGGAAGCGTCAAGATGACCATACAGAGGTTTGCTGACAATCCACCCCTTGTACTACCTAAGACAGACCATCAACGTCTGAAGGAGCTTAAAGAGCTAATGATTAGGAGTGGGGGTAAGGATGTGGCTCAGAAGGTTATTGAGATAGCCCTTAATGATGACCATCCCCATCAATTAGTAGCTCTTAAGATGTGTCTTGATAGGACTCTTCCTGTTTCTTTGTTTGAAAAGGATAAGTCTCAGAGAAGTGCTGTAACCATCAATATCACTGGTTTGGGACAAGAACCTACGATTATTGACACTGAACCTGAAGATGTAGAGGCTAAATATGGCTGATCTGAACTTCTCTCTACTTCCTTGGCAACAAGAGGTATTTAAGGATACGACTAGGTTCAAGGTTGTGGCTGCTGGGCGTAGGTGCGGTAAGTCACGCATGGCGGCAGTTACCCTACTAATTGAAGGACTCAAGTGTCCACAAGGCTCTGCGGTTCTTTACGTGAGTCCCACTATGGGACAAAGCCGTCAAATCATCTGGGACTTGTTGCTAGACCTTGGCAGAGAGGTTATTCAGTCCTCCCATGTGAACAATCTAGACATTACCCTGATAAACGGGGCTAGGATATACGTCCGTGGTGCGGATCGGCCTGATACCCTTCGTGGTGTCAGTCTGACCTATGCCGTACTAGACGAGGTTGCCGACATTAAGCCTGAAGCATGGGAACAGGTCATTCGTGCCAGTTTGTCTGATAAACGGGGGAGAGCATTGTTCATCGGCACTCCAAAAGGTAGAAACTGGTTCTATGACACCTTTAAGCTAGGTGAGTCAGAGGATGATCCTGATTGGAAGTCATGGCACTTCACCACTGCTGATAACCCCTTGATTGACCAAGCAGAGATAGATTCCGCTAAAAAGACTCTAAGTTCCTTTGCTTTTAAGCAAGAGTTTATGGCTTCGTTTACCAATGCGGGTTCTGACATCTTCAAGGAAGAGTGGATCAAATACGGGGTTAAACCTGAACATGGAAGCTATTACATCGCTGTTGACCTAGCGGGGTTCGAGGAAGTTGCCAAGCAAGCAGCCAATGCTAAGAAGCGTCTGGACGAGTCTGCTATCTCAATCGTTAAGGTGACAGACGATGGAAAGTGGTTTGTTGAGAAGATTGAACACGGAAGATGGGACATCCGAGAGACCGCCTCTAAGATACTGATTGCCATTCGGGACTATAGACCTCTTAGTGTAGGGATAGAGAGGGGGGCGTTAAAGAACGCTGTTTTGCCCTATCTTTCGGATTTGATGCGAAAGAACAACACCTATGCCCACATCATAGATTTGACCCACGGGAATAGAAAAAAAGCGGATCGGATCATCTGGGCTTTACAAGGTAGGTTCGAGCATGGCAGAATTGTGTTAAATTCGGAAGAAGATTGGGATGAGTTTGTAGACCAGTTAATCCTGTTCCCTGCTCAAGGAGTCCATGATGACTTGCCTGACTCCCTCAGTTACATTGACCAACTGGCTGTTACATCTTACATGGAAGAAGATGACAGCGAGGAATGGCAACCAGTAGATATTATTTCAGGAGTTTAGTAATGGCAGAGGGTTTGTTATCATCCGATAAAAAGAATGAGCCAAAACTTACTGGTGCAAGCAGTTTGATGGACTTAATCATGCAAAAATTAAGGCCAGATGTATTTCCAACATCTGCAAAAACATTGATTGAAACTGCTCAAGGTAAAAAAGACCCAATAACTGAAAAGAACTTTACTCCTGAAGAATTGGCAGCTTTGCAGAAACTTATTGCATCTACCAATGAAAGAGGGGATGTTCAATATCCTGATTACTATAACTTGATGACAAAAGAGCGAAAAGAAAAGGGAACAATTCCCGCATCTCTTATGCCCTCAATACTTTCAATGGCAGACCCTATTGGCAATTTACAAACAACATTGGGTCGTTTTACATACTCAAGAGATGCGGATGGAAATCTGATTGTTGTTGACAAGTATGACTTTAATAAACCAAGCAATCTTGGTGGGATGTATGGTTTACTTAGAAACTATGCGGGAGAGAAAATACCTACTGGCTTTGGAAGAGATGTAAGAATCAACCTTGGCAAAACTCCCACAAATCAACCACAATCCTTACAATACCAAGACCCACTCGGGAACACTATAAGGTAATATCATGGAATTCCAAGAACCTAGCGACTCAGACAAAGAGATAGTTAACTTTGTTGTCAACCATTGTGATAGATGGAGGGATTGGAGAGATGTCAATTGTCTAACTGATTGGCTAGAGTACGAGCGCATCTTCAATGGTGAGTGGGATGCCCAAGACAAGACTAGTGACTCAGAGCGTAGCCGTATCGTTACCCCCGCTACCCAACAAGCCGTAGAGACACGCCATGCCGAGATCATGGAAGCCATCTTTGGTCAGGGTGAGTTCTTTGACATTCAAGACGATATTCGTGATGTCAATGGTAGCCCCCTAGATGTTGCTGCCATCAAAGCACAACTGATGGAAGACTTCAAAGTAGACAAGATTCGCAAGTCTATTGACCAAATTGAACTGTTGGCTGAGATTTATGGTACTGGCATCGGTGAGATTGTTGTAAAAACAGAGAAAGTCTTTGTCCCCGCTACTCAGGCAATACCTGGTCAAGTGGGTCAAGCCGCTATCGGAGTGGTAGAACAAGACCGCATTGCAGTCAAGATTGTTCCTGTAAACCCCCGTAACTTCCTGTTTGATCCTAATGGCACATCTATTGATGACTGTATGGGTGTGGCTATTGAGAAGTATGTCTCTATCCACAAGATCGTCAAAGGTCAAGAAGAAGGCATCTACCGCAAAGTCAAGGTCGGTACTGACTCGATGGACACAGACTTAGAGCCTACTCAAGAAGTCTCTCAGTACGAAGACGATAAAGTTAAACTTTTGACCTACTATGGTTTAGTTCCTAGAGAGTATCTTGAGCAACTTGAAAACGAAGAAAATGGCGAAGTAGAGGACTTATTCCCTGAAGACTCTATTCAGGATGAGTATTCCGATCTGGTTGAAGCTATCGTAGTGATCGCCAATGATGGTGTTCTTCTGAAGGCAGAAAAGAACCCATACATGATGAAAGACCGCCCAATCCTTGCTTATCAGGACGATACAGTTCCTAATCGCTTGTTGGGTCGTGGTACTGTCGAGAAGGCTTACAACTCACAGAAGGCTATTGATGCCCAAGTGCGTAGCCACTTAGATTCACTAGCTCTGACAACTAGCCCAATGATGGCTATGGATGCCACCCGTTTACCAAGGGGTGCTAAGTTTGAAGTCAAGCCAGGTAAAGCAATCCTGACAAACGGCAATCCAAATGAGATTTTGTTCCCGTTCAAGTTTGGCAATACTGACGGCTCTAACCTGACAACTGCCAAAGAGTTTGAACGTATGCTTTTGATGGCAACAGGCACTCTTGACTCACAGGGAATGATTACTGCGGTGTCCAGAGATGCTGGTCAGGGTGGTATTTCGATGGCTACTGCCTCAATTATCAAGAAATACAAGCGTACCTTGGTGAACTTCCAAGAGGATTTTATGATCCCCTTCATCACCAAAGCCGCTTATCGCTATATGCAGTTCGATCCAGAGCGTTACCCTACTGTGGACATGAAGTTCATTCCTACGGCAGCACTCGGAATCATTGCTAGAGAGCATGAGCAACAACAGTTCATCGCTCTCCTCCAGACTCTTGGCCCTAATACACCTGTTTTGCCTATCATTTTGAAGGGCATCATGGCTAATTCTTCTCTGTCAAACAGATTTGAGTTGATCGAGATGCTAGACAAGATGTCTCAAGTTGACCCACAAGCTCAACAAGCGGCTCAGATGCAACAACAAATGGCTATGCAACTGGCTCAAGCACAGATTGCTGTCCAAACTACTCAAGCAGAGCAGAATAAGGCTGAAGCGCAAAAGTTATTGACTGAAGCGCAATTGATGCCTATTGAGTTGCAAGCTAAGAGCATGGCGGCTAACACCAAGAATCTACCTACTGACGATGCTTTGGCTTCACGAGAGTTTGATAAGCGTGTCAAAGTTGCTGAATTGATGCTTAAAGAAGCGGATATTCAAAACAAGGCTAAGATTGTTGAAAAACAGATGACTAGAGCATGAATCCAGAACTAGAAAAGTACTACGAAGAGCGTTTTTCCATGATGTCCACTCAAGGGTGGATAGATTTAATGGAAGATGTTGACAAAATGATAGAACCTTTAAATAATATCTCAACAATTGCAGACGAAAAAAGTCTACAATTCAGAAAAGGCGAGTTATCTATACTTATTTGGCTGAAAAACTTGAAACAAGTCAGCGAAAGAGCATTTGAGGACTTAAATGAGAAGAATGTATGAATTTGCCTGTATAAACGGGCATAAGACAGATAGATTTGTTGATTATGAGTCAACAAGTCTTATGTGTGATTGTGGTGAGGAGACTCATCGCATTTTATCTGCACCAGCTTTTAAGCTAGAAGGGTGGTCTGGGACGTTTCCATCAGCGCATG